GGGCGCGCCTTGGTTAATAATGCCGCCGTCGTTCATGTCTGGGATTGTGTTGAAGTTTGCCACGGCGCCTCCTTCGGCTAGTTTCTTGTTGTTCACTGCCAGCATCATGGCATCTGGGTTGTTGGATACGACCACACCGCCACGCTTCATGCCTTCCTCACCTTTTAAGAAGCCCAAGCCAAGATCATCAAAGTCTTTTTGCCCAAGCTTCTCAAGCAAGAAGTCTGCCTCATGACGATTGAGTTCTTCTTTGGTCGGGTACTTTGGCAATTGAATCTGCTTCTCTTGAAGCCATCTAGCCAAGTCAGAGTTTTCTTGAAGCTTTGCAAGATCTGTGTTTTGGAAGTCACGAACATCAGACCAGTTGCCACCACGTACGAAGTCTTGCACGTATGGGATGTAGTCCGCTTTGGGTTTAGCGTTGCCTTTTCCTTTGATTTGCATAATTGCGTAATCACCTTCAGGCTTCTTTTGCGCCATCATTTGCGCCTTCAGCTCTTGATAACGCTGATCAACAAACTTATCCCTTTCGGCAAAAGTCTGGAAGTTTTGCGCGTCAGCCTCTAAATCTGCTTGCCTTTGAAGCGGTTGCAATTCATCGTAATTTGACCGCATATCAGGGGATTTGGTTTCAATGGTCACATGCGGCTCACCCTTGGCATCTACCAAGGAGTAAACCTTGGCTCTACCGCTCTTGATGCCTTCCCAGCCGCCATAACCGTATCCAAGATGGCCCTCATCTCCAGAACCTTCAATCCAGTCTGTGTGGCCCTTTGGTGGCTCATAGCCACGGGCGGAATGACCCATTGCGTTGGACTCAGCGGCAAAGTCGCCGGGGCGATTTAGTTGAATCCATTTGTACCCTTCTGGGTATTCTTTATGGACTGGCAACCCTTCACGAGCTGTTTGACGAGCCGCATTCATTTTTGCCGCAAGCTCTTGGTCGTACTCGTAGGTGCGGCGTACTGCCTGCTCCATGCTGACCTTGTTCAGTTGCTCAGGGCGAATGCGACCAGCGGCTACATCTTCTTTGAGTACGTCAATGATGTGGTCAAAGCCAAGGTCGTAAGTGCCGCCCGAGTACAGCCTTGTCTCTGGGTCAAGCTTGGAAACAAACGGGTTGATTTCACCCGCACGCTTCTCAAACCCTTGCTCTCTTGCCATCAATTGATACAAATTTTCTTTCAACTCTTTGTACCTTGTGTCGCCTAAGATCTCTGCCTTTTGAATCTCAGGCATTCTCAAGAGCATTTCAGCTTCTTTTGGGGTAAAGATTTCGTTGCCTGTGTGATCGCTCATACGGGCAAGGAAGTTTTTATCAAGCTCTTTTGTGTAAGCGTCTATCTCGGCTCTAGCCTGTGCAACCCTTTCGGAGATGTTCTTTGCGTCTTGTATCTTGCCAGCTTTGCTGACTCTAATCGCATCATCGGTCAGGTTCTCCCACTGTTTGGCAAGTGGTGACTGACCCATACCCTCAGCAGGGAAGCCTTCTGCCTTACGCAAGGCTTGCAAGTATTCCATACGGTCAGGGTCTTGACGAAGCGGTGTGTGGATGATGCCTTCCTCAGCCAGCTTACGGACTGGGTCATCAGGCGTACCCATTTCCTTCTTAACGTAGTTCTTTAGGTTGCTGTCAATCCAGTTGTTGATAGCATCTTTTTTGTTTATGACGCTGTCAATTGTGTCGTCTTGACCGCCCATCATGGTGTCTAGCTTTAGCCTGCGCAGGTCACCTTCAGGAGTTCTGATCTGCTCCTTAGCGCCACCACTCAGCCAGTTGCCACCCTTGGGCTTGATCACGTGGGGAACGCCAGCAACAGAAGCTTTGGCGAACTCTTCAGCGCCGTGCTTGATGGCGCTAGGTAGGGCGCCTACGACCTTGAGAGGGGATCCCGGGCCCATATAGAACCCACCACCCAACGCGCCCAAGCCAGAGGCGGCTTTGCTTACAGGCGTATCAGATCTAAATGGCAAACGCTTCTCGATGTCCTCGGACGTTGGCAAGTAGGTCTTGCTTGTCTTGTCGCCCGTCACCAGCTCGGACATAGTGGGAGCGCGCAGGTAGTCGTAGGGGATACGCAGGAAGGACTCGATGTCCCCGGGGGCGCCAGCCACGCCAGCCACAAACCCACGCGCCAGATCCACAGGGACGTTCTTTGCCGCCTCGCGGTCTTGCTTAGAACGGTTGCGCTTGAGCTGTGGGAACACGCCAAAGGCGGCTTGATCGTTAGACGGGTTGCGTTCAGCCATGGCTTATCCTGCTGAGTTTGTGTTGCCCCAATGATACCTTGGGTGGCAGATCAAGTCCATCACGTTGGCTCTGCCTTGCTGAAGATGCCCTCAGCCCAGTGGTGGGAACTGTGGGAACCCTTGTGGGAAACGTACACCGTGGTCAGATCTTCGGTCAGGTGCTTGTCGTGCTTGGGCATTGTGACGTGGGCAACCACGTTGTCAGAGTAGTAGTACTCGGTGTCGTTGACCAAGTCCATCATGAGGGACTCGGCGAACTTGCGGTTGAAGGCCATGGAACTGCTCATGCCTCCCGGCGCATGGACGTGGAACTTCGCAGGTGGGTTGTACTTGTAGTCAAGGTGATCCACGAACAGCACGCCACACATGTCTGACAGTGTCACGTCATGCCCCTCAAGCTGGGCGATCTTAGTCTCCACATGGTTGCGGTAGTAGATGTCGTCATGGTCAGCCCACAGGAACACGTCACACTGCTCGGCCAACAGGTGGCTCAATGGCAAGGCGTACCACATGTGCTGTTTGGTTTGGGTAGGTACGTGGATAAACTTGATCTCGATCAGCGGCTTCAGATCCTCGATGGCCCACTCGTAGCTCTCAGCACTACCATTCTGGTGGATACACAGCAGGTCAGGCTTGACGGTCTGCACAATCCACTGGAGGACAGCCTGACGCAGTAGGTCAGGTCTCTTGTACGTTGGGATCATGACTCCCACTTTATTGGCCATAAGTATCTAGTCCAGCTTTTTAAGTATACAGTTAGGCGGCATAGGGGTTCTCAAGCTTACGGGACATGCCACTGTCCACATAGTCGTCCATGTCGTAGTCTTCCCTTGGCGCGCCATCGATGTCCAGCCAGCCAGCGTCACGCAGGAACCGCAAGCCTTGGGTGCAGGCGTCCACGAAGTCGTCGTGGCTTGACTCAGGGAAGGCACAGATCTGCGAGACAAACCCTTCAGCCCAGTCCTTGACGTAGCCCTTCCTGACACTGCTCTCAGGGATCCACACACGGCCAGCGGCGATGATGTTGGACACAATGTTCAGCCTCTGAATCTTGTCAGCGCGGCCGGGGCTGTACGCACGCACAGGCAAGTGCCCACGCTGTAAGTCTTGGATCAGCGCGATACCTGCGGACTTGTCTTCCACGAGGATCAGGTCAACCCTCTTCTTGTCCTTGCCCTCACCGTACACCACGTCGTACTCCTCGATCACCTTGGGGCGCAGGTCTGGGTATTGCAGGCGGTCTTGCCAGCAGTCGATCACCATCGCGGACATCGGGCCATCTAGTGGCTTGAACACGCCGAACGTGATGGAGGCTGTCGGATCGTTGACCGTCTTCTCTGAGCTGGCGCAGTCGTAGCTTTGCAGGATGTACTCGAACTTGGGGAACGCCTTGTTTGGTGGCCACAGCTTGAACATGTCGCGCTTAACGATCCCTGACTCTTCAGGATCGATGATCTCAGCGTGGATCTCCTGCCTGCCGATCTTTGTCCCTTCGTACGCAAGGATCTGCTTCTGGAAGCTCGCTGACAAGTTCTCGAGGTTGACGTAGGTCGACGCGGTGGTAAGCGCCACGTCGTCGCCTTCCCTGCCCACCAGCTCGACAATCAAGTCCTTTGGCCTCGGCGTGGTGGTGGCAATGATCTGGGTGCGATGGTCTGCCTTCTTGAGACGCACAGCGAACTGGATGTTGTACCAAGCCTCATCAAGGAAGTCCCAAGCGGCCAGCTCGTCTAGCCATGCACCATGGTACTGGCCACCACGGAATCGATCAGGCTCGTTGGCTGATATGCCCTTGATCAGGCTCCCATTGATTAGCGTGATCTCATGCAGGGCCTTGTTGTAGTCCCTGATCAGGATCGAAGGGATCACGGCCATCAGGCCTGACTCACCCTCAAAGCAGGTTCCGCGGACGTCCATCGATGTGGGGGCGGACACCAGCCAGCGGGTGTTCGGGTTCTCCCACGCCCACCACCAAAGCTGTTCAGCGGCTGTTCGGGTCTTGCCAGCTCCTCGGCCAGCCAGCATGAGCCAGATAGACCAATAGGTGCCTTGGGGTAGCTTCTGGTGATTGAAGGCGCCAGCGAGCCATTCCGTGCGTTTGGCATAGGCCACGCCATGGTAGGGGCCCAAGCCCTTGAGGTTGTCCTTGTCTGACAGGATGTCGAGGACTTCCTTATCAATGACGGCACTCATTCAGCGATCCGAATAAGCTCAAGGCGCTTGATGGCCACGTCCATGCGTGTCTTGACCTCGACGTCCACAACGAGGTGGTCGACCTTCTCCTCCTCTGGCTTGTAGTCGCCATAGCGCTTGGGGTTGAACTTAGCCAACAGCTTAAGGCGCGTCTCGATCTGAAGCTTACGGTGGCCAAGCATGTCCTCTTCGGTCTCGGTCATAACATCCTCTGCCTTAGTAGCGCCAGCCGTGAAGACCTTCTTTTTGCCCATGTGCAGGTTGTCAGCGATGTAGAGGCACTCCTCGGCCATCTTGTCGTAGCCAATGTCGCGTGCGCGTGCGATGGCTGTGGATAGCTGTTCGTTGCGCCACATCCAATCGTATACCGTTCTCCATGCAGGCATACCTTCCTGTCTGCATATCTCCCTTAAAGGTATACCTTCGCTTAGCTGTTCACAGATGCTTATTGCTATAGCTTCTGTGTACTTTGAAGGTCTGCCTGTCTTTGCTATCTCTGTTGTTTGCGGCTCAACTGTCACGTCGGCGACAGGGTCGCTGGAAAGACTCTTTTGTTTCTTGGCCATTGCTGAACTCCTTTAACCCAAAGTTTAACGGATCTTTTGTTCTCTGTGCAATGTCACTCCTTCAATCCCTTCATGATCCTTCTATCCATGTCTTTGATAGTGAGCTTGAATTCTTTATTTTGTTTGTCAAGGTTTGCGGCTTTTACTGTTGCGTGCTTTAGCTTTGACTCGAGCTCCTGCACCTTGACCTGTAGCTCTGTGATGGCTTTGTTTGCCAGCTCAGGGTTTTGCGCGATCCACTCTGGCGCCCAGATCTCTTCGGTCATTCATCTGCCCCATAGTTCTTCATGGCGCGCACGTAGACGGCGAATGAGGCGGCTGTGTCCCCTAATGAGGTCATTTGGTCAAACCTTTGTGCGACCTCCTCAAGCGTGTCGTTCCTAACGCCGTCTTGGAGCTGTTGCAAGACCATCTGCCGCTTGCGCCAGCCCATGGCCATCTCGTATTGATTCAATACTGGCTCGATCATGTGTTCTTCTCCTTGAGTTTGGCTTCAATGGCTCGATAGACTTCGTGGTTTGTTGCAACTGCGTCTAGGGTCTTAAGCCTGAGTTCTGTTATCTCCTCATCCGTCAGCCCAACCCATGTGCGCTCATCTTTGTTTGGGATGTAATAAGTTGGCTGTGTCATGGCGTTGACCGCCTTGTCCACGCTAGACTGCATTTGGTGTTGCATTCCATCAATGAACCCACGCTCGTATTCACTCTCTGGCTGTGCCAAGGCTTCTTTGATGGCGGTGACCAATGCTTCTCGTTCGGTCATTGCCGTGGCTCCCGTTTAATGTTGGACAGCTCGAGGATCTCCTCGTCGTTCAATGGCACAGCTCCATCCATGATGGTTCCGTCCTGAGCCATTTTGTGGATCTCCGCCACCATTTCAGCGAGCTCCTCTGGCGTGCCATCAAAGTCATCAAAGCAACCCTCAGCGAAGACAATCTTTAGCTTAGGCGGCTCGTCCCTACCGAAGATGGCATCCCAGCGGTTCTCCCACTCTTGTTGCGTCAAGTCTGACGGTCTGCGTCCGCTACCTTTGCTCATGAGTTTTTCTCCAGCAGGGCGGCTTCAATCTTCTTTGCCCACTCGAGCACCATGATCATGTTCCAGTTTGAGCTTTCAGAGGTTACTCCTAAAGCTTTCTGAATCTCTTCATCGGTAAGGCTTTTCCATTCAATCTCGTTCATTGCTCATTCCTTCAGGTCTTGGACAATCATTTGGAGGGATAACCACGCACCAGACGGCTTTGTATTGCCCCCTTGGCGCGACTTCCCATCGATCTATGTATGCGTCTGGCATGTTCTTCAGAACCTTCCTGACATTACCCCTTGGTCGGGCCAGCAAGATGGACAACTCTTCCAAGGTCATGCCGTCAGGTATTCCACGGAGCGCAACACGTACGCTCTTGATGATAGCCATGCTCATGGAGCCCCTTTATCGGGCTTTTGAGCCGTTTTCTGGTCGCGTTGAGGGTCAAGGTGCTTGAGAAGCTGTTGGAGGTTTATAGGGGCTATTTTCTCGAGGCGCTCAATTTCGTTCAAAACGCAGTCAACTCCTGCGTTGAACCCTTTGATGTAGTCGCTCATTTTGGTTTCGCTCATACTGGGTTATTGGTTAAGATTTTTTTCAGGTTGACCATCAACTGCTCAGCCTCGACCCGAGTAAGTGGGACGCTCATCATTGAGCGGCGACCTTGCAGGCACAGCCATACGCCCTCGTCGTATTGGTCGGCGCTGATGCGCACCTCTGCCTCAGTGTTGATTGATGTTTCGATTTCGTTGGCCATGGTCAGCTCCTTAGTAGGCGTAGTTGTCGGCAGTGAACTCAGCAAAGTCGCGCTTTGCTTCGGCCTCGAGACGAGCGAACTCGTCATTAGGGACGTCATAGGTGATGTTGTTGCCCTGCGCGTCAAAGATAAACACGTCGTACACCTCAGCGTACTGGTCTTCTTCTGGCAGGTAGTCGTATGCCACTGTCACGTCCTGAACGGTCTCGCCGTCGTCGAAGGAAACAACCTCTTGGAAGTTGTATGCGAAGTGGGAAATTTTGGTAGTAACTGACATTTTGAGATCCTTCAAGTAACCGCCTTATTGGCGTGAATAAATTGTAACATGGAATTAAAAGGTGCTGTCAACACCTTTTTGAAAATAAATTAAATTATTTTTGGGCGCTGAATAACGGTTTGTTTGATGCCGTTGTACACGGTGTGCTCTTTGACGCTGGCCTTGATGGTGCAAGTAGCACCCTTGGCGCCAATGTCAGTCTTACCTTTGTAGGTGACGGCGTTGCCGTTCTCGTCACGAGCAATGGTGATGTAGTTGTCACCGTAGAACTCAGAGCGCAAAACAATGATGTGCTCCACAGTGATGGTCAATGTAACCTTGTCGCCCACAGCGCCAATGTGCTGGCTGTTTGCACGAGCGGCTTCTTGGCGGTCGATCACAGCAAAGCAGGACTCTACAGCCTCAACTTGGCGCTCGGACAGCTTGCCCCAGTAGGCGAGGTTAGCAATAGAGCTGAGCAGGAAGGTGTTTGTGCCCTTGTAAGCCTCTAAACGGGCCACCAAGGCGCTGTTTGCTTCGCGCCATGCTTGGGTAGCCACAAGGCGCTCTGCGTCGCGTTTGGCGCGTTCTGCTTCAATTTGAGCCTTACGTGTCTCAAGGCGCTTAGCTACGCCAGCTTGGCGACGTGCGCGTGTGTGCTCGGCACGGACTTCCAAAAAGCGATCAATGCCCCAGCCAGTCTTGGCAACGCAGTCGCAACCAACCTTGAACTGTTTGGCGCCAGCAATAGAGCCCTTGATCCAGAACTCCCAACGAATGCCAGTACCACAGTAGTCGCATACACCGCCAGCCTTGGTAGTGCCGTCGCCGTTGTCCCAGACATTTTCGCTCACGCCTGTGCATGAGAAGGGAGCCTTGCCGAGACCTGCTTTTTCGAATGGGTGAGTCATGATGTTTGCCTTTCAAGTAACCTGCTCTGTTGCAGTGATTGGAATTGTAACACCAAATTAAAACGGATTAGGCATTAGGACTTTCCCTAATGTCTTTGAGCACCATGCCGTACTCGTTGTTGCCTTCTGAAATGACCACGTCGTCCCTGCGGATCAGTTGGTTACGCTTGAATGGCGTGTAGTCCACGTGGTGATGCCAGCGGTTGAAGCGCCAGACCACCTCAGCCACGTCAGGGTGAAGCTTTGCAAGCATTTCAGACTTGGGCAAGGTTCCTTCTTTGGCGTAGAACTCGTCAGTGTTGCCACCTTTCATGGTCTGGGTGGTGGCCTTCTCTTGCAGGAACGCATTGAACTGCACTGTGCACTGCCCAGCCTTGAGCACGCGCAGGGATAGGTCTGTGTCCTCGTTGTAGCGGCCCCTCCAGCGCATTGGCAGGCTGTTGTCGATCAGTAGGCAGGAGTAGATGCGAGTGTTCATCACAAACGCTGGCAGTGGCTCCTTAGCCTTGGCGAAGAAGTCATAGTTGAAGCCAGCGATGGCCACATTGTCGTAACGGTCTACAAAGTCCTCAGCGGCGCGGAAGATTGCGCCAGAGGTGACCTTGACCATGAGGTTGCGGTTGAGCCTGTTGAAGCTGGCAATGTTGTCGTCCATGACCCAGTGGCGGGTGAAGCCCATGCTGAGGCTGTGTTCCCAGCAGAAGTTCCGTGCGGCCCCGGGGCCCTTACCCCGCGCCTCCCCCACCTCGTCGCAGGTGTCGTACTCTTGCAAATACTTTTTTGGCAACACAAGCACCTTGGCTGGATCGATCACCGCCGCATATTGATCACGCTCGTGCGCCTCCACCACGATGTAGTAGGGCACGTTGATGCGCTCTAACGCCTTGCTCGTCAGGCGCGTCTCCCAACGGCCCTTAGACACAATGTAGATAGGGTACTTAGGATTCATCGGCCCACCTTAAATGCGAAGCCCTGCGCGGCTCAGCGTAAGGGAACCAAAGCGCCTTTTGTTTTGGCGTGATCACCTGCTCCATGAGCTTGGCAAACTCCTGCACGTCCTCCTCGCACCTGAAGCGGAGGTTGAGCACTCGGTATGGCATTAGATCCTCTTGAAAGAACTCTGGCATGCCCTGCCATTCTCTGCGCCAGTCAAATTCTTCAAAACCAAATAAGTCCGCCATTTAATGCCCCTCGTTTGGATTATTTTGCCAACTTCATCTGACGATCACGCAAGGCGTCAATCTCGGCCCACAGCTTGATGTAGTAGGGATCGTCGGTGGGCAGGTGCTTGTTGATGGCCAACGTGCTATGGCAGTCAGCCAAAGCAAACGCGCACATGGCCGCGTCGTACCCCTTGACCTTGTTGGCGTAAAGCTCACACATTTGTCCGTAGTACATAGCGGCCCCCTTATGCTGTAGTTGAAACTTTGATAACGGCGCTGGACTCGCCGCGAAAATTCTTGTTGAAGTCCTCGTCGGTAAGGTCTTTGAACTGCTCTGTTGAGCGCAATGCTTTGAGGATTGCCTCGGCATCCAAAGAACCGATGCGGTTCTCGATGGTGACCTTCACGCCGTACTTCTCACCACGGTGGGGAATGATCTTGCCAGTAGAGTCCTTGGCCGACACGTCGTAGGTGTTGGCGATGGTGTCTTTGAGAGTCTTGA